CTGTTTGCGCTTTCGGGTCTTGGAGAACGTCACAGAGCTGCGTCCAGCCACCCATGTCCGCTATGACTGCTTGAATCGCAGGTTCATCGAACACAACCGATTTCCAGCCGCCAATCTCACGGATCGCTTTAACGACCTTCGTCCACGCCATTGCGGACTTGCCAGAACCTCCACCGTCTACGTAACGCACGATGTCGGCAGGCTTAGGCATGAACTGCCCGCCGTCAGGGTTCAGGGCGTGACGTGAGAGGGCTTGTTCCACGTCCTGGATTTCGTACTGAGCCAAGGCGTTCCAGTAAATCTGGAGCAAGGCGTCGCTCATCGCTTTTCCGTACAATTCAGCGGTGCCGACCATGAGTTCCACGAAGCGTTTTTTGTCTTGATCACGCATTAGCTTTTTTCTCCAGATTTCTCTAAAAATCTGCGTGCGGCTTCCATGTTCCCTTCCGTCAAACTTGATCGTTGAGGGAATGCCGTGACCTTCCGACCGGTGAACCACTCGGTTCTGAGCTTCTCGGCGTTCTTCAGCAAGACCTCAGCAGAATGTCCGCTGCGAACGTAGAAACTGTCATCGTGGCGAACGTAGAACTCCGCTACTTCCGGCGCTTCGTCTGCTGGAATCCGTTCAACGAATTGCTTGAAAATCGAGCGAGTTTTGGCGTTTGGCACTGGGTTTGTGCCGTAGCGTTTCGTGTAGGCCGCTGCGTAGCGAGAAAACGCGATACTCCCTGCCGACGGCGTTTTTTGGCCGTCGGAAACTTCTGGCTCTGGTGTTGGTTCTGGAATGTGGTTCTGGTTATGGTGAGCTTTGCCGATGGGTATTAGTTCGGTTACTTCTAGGTTTAATTCATGAAACCCGGTGGGTTCTTCTTTCGTCTTCGGCCTTCCTCCCTTCTTGCCGTTCTCTTGAGCGGCTTTAATCTTTGGCTTGGCAGACGCTATCTCTTCATCCGCTCTGCGGTTGTGTCTCAACCCGTCAGAGCCGATCTTGAAGAACTCGTCGGCCACTTTCTTGACCACTTCCCTCTCTGCCTTGCTCATGGCTCGGCAAATGCGATAGAGGGCGTCGTAGTCGGCAGGAAGAGGTTTTTCTGTGGCGTAATACGTATCGAGGAGAAGCGTATAGGCGCCATGTTCCACCATGGACAAATGCATGGTGTCACGCATGTAGTCGCCTAAGAATCGCTGGTAGAAATTCACTCAACCTCCCACGTCAACGACGTGTGCGCGATGCGCGTTAAACTCAGTTAAAACACGCCTACGAAATAGATGAATTGCCGATTTCGTAGACAAAATTTTTTACGACTACTGCTAAGGGCGATTGGCGCTGGCGAGTCTGCTTATGACCTTGCACAAAAGGCTGTAGGCTCTCCGCCTAGCAGCGCCTCTCGCTTGATTTAGAAACCGCGCCAGACGGACCAGATACATCGAACTGGCTACCCGCAATCAAAGACGTAGTTCCTAAACTCTCTGCTACTGCTAACTGGTGGAGCGGGCAGGATTCAAACCTGCGATACCAAAGTCTTCGAAGTCCTTGGTGCGATTGTCACGTTCTTCGCGCCGCTCCATATCTCTTCAAAACCGGTGGCCTCACCCAATGCCTACTTGTCTCTGCGTAACTCAATCGCAAAAACGTTTACGAATTTGTTTCCGAAGTGAGGATGTTTAATTTTTTCCTCTGAGTACCCACGGTACGGAAACTTCAAGATTCGACTTGTGTCTCCGCGCTTCGGATACCCTCTTTTTACGAACACCCATCTGTATTCCTGCTGGTGTAATCGTTTGCGCCAATACTCATTGGCTAAACGGAACTCAGCGATCTTTGTGCCTGCCTTGATCTGGTCGAAGTAGATTCCTTTAACGTTCAGATGCAGGTCTTTCACTCATCCTCCTTTACCTTCACTCGACCTCACTTTGACGGTGGCGAGAATCAACCCGATTGGCGAGGTTCATAACCATTGCCGCTAGGTCTTCCAGGTGATCCAAAGCCATTGCTAACGTCTGTGCGTTGCACGTCTCCTGCTTGCTCCAGTCAACGTTCCTGAACGCAAATAGGAAGCTTCGGACCGTGTTCGCTTTCTGGCGCGCAAATGCAGTATCAAGTTCTGCCACTTGTACCGTCTCCATGAAGTCCCACGGGTTAGCGTGGGGAGTTACCACTCGGCTCTAACTTTTCCGGCCAATCCGTACTTGATGACCGTTTGTAATTCCGCTTCTAACTTCTGAATTCGTTCGTCACGCTCCCGAATCATTCGGTCTTTCTCGTCTTCGCGGCGTTTGAGGTCGTAGCCTCTGTGCATTGCTAACCAACGAAGCGGGACTTCATTCCCGCAAAGGTCCATCAGCGGACCTAACTTGTTCGGCGGGAAGTGCGCGTTCTGCCCTTTGCAGATTCGCGTCCAGTGTCCAGAGTCGATTCCTAACGGGATGTAGATTTCCTTCTCTTCCAATCCAGATGCGTTGATGCAGAGCTGGATTGCCTTATTCATATCCGCCTGTTTCACAACGATGGAATCCGGGATGTCCTCCCTCACCGGTTCCCTAGAAACAAGCAGGGTTAACTGTTCGGCAGACGCGCTCAATTTTTCGGACCCCGTTTGACTATCCCTTCCGTGGCCAAAAAAAAGAGAGCCGATACACTCTCTCCAAAAAGAACCCTCCCCGTGTTACGGGGGAGGTTTAAGGACCGCACGGGGCGGTCAGAGGAGGAGCTGCAAATCATGACGATTGACCGATCTGTTTTAAGAACCGGCGATACTTCTGTTCATCACAGAGCGTGCAGCCTTCAACCGGCTGGAGCAGTTTGTGACGCTTAGAAAGCTGATGAGTCGCCTTCTCGATTTGGAAGGCTTTGTAAGGAGAGGCCCCGCCTTTGTTACTGGCGAGTTTCCTAAGGTAACCGAGTGTTGTTTCGGTCAGCTCACAAAGGCGCTGACGTTCTGATTCTGAGGAAAGATTAATGAATGTTCCGAGTTCCATGAACACGACTTTACCTGCTGGTAAAGTAAAGTCAAGCCCCGGACGTAGGAATACTAGCGTTTGGCTGTTAGAAAGCGGTCATATGCTAGACGATGAACTCCTGTACGAAATCCGCCGTAAGAACTTAACCTCCTTGGCCGAAGAATTAGGCGGTCAAAGTAAGCTCGCCACTAAGCTCGGCAAAAGCGAATCCCAGATAAGCCACCTTATCGGGAGGAACGCCCACAAGCCCATAGGCGAAGTCCTAGCAAGAGAGATAGAGGGTCTTGCAGGTAAACCCCGTGGTTGGCTCGACAGAGTCCAGGGAGTGAATGAAAAGCTCCTGCTTCAAATCACTCACGAGGTCGACGCTATAGCGAGGGAGAAAAAAGCTCGCCTAACTGACAAACGTCGGACGGAGCTAATTTCCCTGCATTACAAGATATTTGCAGAATATGGGGTAGACCGGGAAACGATTAGAAGCCTACTCCGATCCGCTATCTCATAAATGCACCCGCCCAAACAGCGTCATTAGTAACGCCTGGGCGGTTAGGGCGAAAAACACGACCGCAATAAAGGTGGACAGTACCCACTTCGCCCTACTCTTTTCCTCTTGCCGTATGGTCGCGATCATTAACTCCGCGATTAACTCAGTATTGTCCTCATCCGCTTCTCTCCATATCTCCTTGATCCGGGCTTTGATTTTCTCCTGCTCGGACAAACGCTTCCCGCCGCCAATTACCCTTAATTGACGCGGTATTTCGGGCATAGCTGCCCCTACTTGTCCGTCTTGCTCTTGAAACATTCCTTTGACTCCCGTCCTTAATGGGACCGTCTAAATAAGCACAATATCCCACCCCCGGCAAGTACCTTATTTTTACCCTTCTTGACTTTCCTTTACCTGTGGGTATACTTCTATCCATAGTCACCCACCAACCAATTCCGGGGAGTGGGGAAGAGAGGGGAAAGCCAAACCTAAGGCGCTCGGTAACTAATAACCAAATCTCCCTCCCCTCCCCCTATCCGGGACTGAGGGAGGGAATGAGAGGGGAAGGACAGAAATGAAAGAGCTAATTGGCAAAACGATTAAGTCACTGTCGGTGAACGCGGACCAAAGCATTTTGAGTTTTGAAACCGATCACGGACAGGTGAACTTTGAAGTTTGGGGCGATTGCTGCTCTACGTCATGGTTCGCGGATATCACAGGCGTTCATAGTTTGCTCGACGGCAAAGTCGCGAACGTCGAAGAGGTCAGTATGGACGGATACAACGTCAACGACGGCAGGTGTCGGCAGGATGAAGACATCGCATACGGGTACAAGATTGTCACCGACAAAGGTCACGCAGACGTGGTGTTCCGTAACTCGTCTAACGGTTACTACGGCGGCGAACTCTCATCAGGGCCAAAGACAGCGCCGGAAGGGATGACGATTATTACAGACGACTGGCGCGCCTAACCCCCCACACCCATGAGCGAACAGCAAATACTCGACTGGATTCAGTTTCACGTAACACACGTTACGCGTACTCGCCTGAGCGATAAGTCTCGCGCCTTCCAAATCACTTGGGTAGATCGCGACGGAAACTATCGACTCACGTATGGATTAGACCTGCGCGATTGTGTGCGCGGCGCAGTGATTGGGGAATAGCCATGACCGAACAGAAAGACACACAGACGCCGACGCATACGCCGGAGCCGTGGCGTGCGCGGTACTCGATAGTGTACTTCAAGGGCAACGTTGGCGGATTTGATCTTAGAGACTGCCCGTCGCCGGAAGCCAACGCGCGCCGCATCGTCGCATGTGTGAATGCGTGTGCCGGCATCTCCAATGAGCATTTAGAGCTTACGACAGTGGCGCAAATGGTTGCGGCTGCCGTGACGCAGCGCGACAAGCTCGAACGCGAGCGCAATGCGCTTTATGAGGCGTTGAAGGCGACAAAAACTGAAATTAAATCTATCGGCGCGGATACGCCAGCGCACTTGTGGTATCCGCTCTGGCTGACGGTCTGTGACGCCCTCGCCCTCATCGAATCCGGTACATCTGGTAAGGGGGCGTGAATGGAACAGCTAACGAAAGAACAGGCAATTGAATTCTACGACTCTGGCGCATGGAAAAACATGACGTCCAAAGAACGGGCAGCGTTTCAACTTGAGCAAGACTTGCTGTGTATGCCGTTCGGTGAATTCCACAAAGCAGTTGAGGAAGCGTTGGGTAGACCGGTATGGACGCATGAGTTCGGCCTTAACCGTGACGGCCTTCGGGATGAACTCGCCGGCAAGGTCGGCGCTCCGTCATTCGCCGAAATCATTTCGATGCTCCCGGCAGAGAAAACTACGATCATCGTTAAGGGAGAGTAACCCATGTACTCCATCCGAACCTACGTGAAGACAAACGGAACCGTTGGATATGAGTTGTACAACTCAATCACGGATGAGGCGATTCAACGTGACGACGACCAAGCCTTTCTTCGTCAAATAGCTCAACAACTCACTACCGAATCAATCAGACAAGACCGCTCAAGGTCTATGGGGGTGGCTCGTGGGTAAGGTGATTCAGTTTCCAATCGTGAAGATTGCTGATCTTCCGACTATTGCGGAACAGATGGACACGAGGGAAGAAATAATCCTTCAAGCCATCATGAAGAATTATTCAGAGGAATACGCGGTAGCCGTAGGACTTGCCTGTACTGCTGCGTCTGATGTGTTGGCGAATGGTGGGGATTCAGAGCAAGCGTTTAAGGCGGCTGACTTGGCGATTCAATCTTATCGGGCCGGGTTGGTGCATCGGGGTGTGTCGTGAGCAAAGAAAACGGCGGACCGGCGTTTCCAATCCCTGGCGCGGTATTTCACTACGACGAAGGGGACGTAAGGGACAAACATTATGCGGGCATGACACTTCGCGATTATTTCGCGGCCCACGCCCTCCACGGTCTCTTAGGTAGCTCACGCAAGGTCCGCTTTGAGTTAGCTGGTGATAACGACCCGGACGGCCTTGCGAAGTGCGCCTATGAACTCGCCGACTCATTGCTTGCATGGAGGGACAAATGAACGCCCCCGATAGACCGAACGTCGATTACAAGCAAGACGACCTGGATAGGAAAGGCGCTATTGCGGATAGAGAAGCGGATGAAGATATCACCTGGGGTGAGTTCAACATCAGCGACGTGATTGAAGCAATTGAACACGCGAACGTTATCGAAAAGGCGCATCTGTGCAAATACATAGGAAGTGACAACTGCTCTGCCGGGATTGAATTACATCGGATGTTAAGAAACGAACTTGCGAGAAGGAAGATGGGGGAATAATGAAATTCAAGATTCAAATGAAAGACCCGGATGGCGTCTATGAAAGCGTAGACGACGCGGCGAAGGAAAGCGTCAACGCGATCGAAGGAGTGTCGGAACAGGAGCGCAAGGACCTTATCGAGAGTCGCCGTGAAGAGTTTTATCAGCACATTAAACGGTGGTTCAAGTACGGAGAGTATTTGACCGTCGAAGTTGATACCGAAACGAACACTATTCGAGTGTGCGAGTCATGACCCTCCTCCACATCCTTACAAAAAGCATCTTAGTGACTCTGGGGATGTATGGGTTGGGAGTGGTTTTGACGATGGTGACAATGTGAGCAAAAAACATCTTCGCAAAGAACCGCATATCGTGTCATCAGACTGCTGGTGGTACGAGGAGAACGCCGGAATTCATATTGTGATTGAACACAGGTCACCAACTGGTGCGTACCTCAATTCTACGCATCACAAGATTCCGTGGCGCGACTTGCGCGGAGCAATAAAACGTAAGGATAAGAAGTACACGAATTAACGACTTTGCAGCATCGCACCAGCTCAATTGGGACCAATCGTGGTAAGGGTGGCTGGTGCGGTGTCTGCAATCTAACGAAGGAGAATAGTTATGAGTCTGTTTACGAAACAAGAAAGCACACAAGCATATCTTAAAGCTGGTTTATTAGGTTTTGCCGGTGCTGGTAAGACCTACACCGCTTCGAATATCGCCATCGGCATGATCCGACACTTGAAAGGCATGGGCCTGCCAGAGGGGGATAAGCCTGTGTTCTTCTTGGATACAGAAACCGGCTCTGACTACGTCGCCACCATGATCCGTGAAGCGGGAATCGAAATCTTCACGGCTAAGACTCGGGCCTTCAAAGACCTAATTCCGGCAGTCCGTGAAGCGGAACAGTCTGGCGGTGTGATGATTATCGACTCCATAACGCACTTCTGGCGAGAGTTCACTGAAGCCTATGCGAAGCGAAAGAACCGCACCCGGCTTGAGTTCAGTGATTGGAACTTCCTTAAGACTGAATGGGGACGCTTCACGGACGTATACGTAAACAGCGCCGCACATATCATCCTATGCGGTCGTGCTGGATACGAATACGACTTCTTTGAAGACCAGGATGGTAAGAAGCAGTTGGAAAAGACCGGGATCAAGATGAAGGCTGAGACGGAAATGGGGTATGAACCGTCCCTCCTCGTCCTGATGGAACGTGAGATGGACATGGAGACTAAGCAGGTTTTCCGTACCGCTCACATCCTGAAGGAACGCTTCGGCCTCATTGATGGCAAGTCATTCCGAAATCCATCTTTCGAACACTTCATGCCGCATATCACTTCCCTCAATTTAGGGGGTAAGCAGCTCGGCATAGACACGTCCCGGACAAGTGAAGACTTGATTGAGGAAGGAACAGATAGCTGGCCGCATGAGAAGCGTCAGCGTGAAATCTGGTGCGAGGAAATCGAAGGGCTTTTAGTGAAGCACTTCCCTTCACAGTCTGCCGAACACAAGCAATCTAAGGTCGGCATGATTGAAAAGGTCTTCCATACGCGTAGCTGGACCAAAGTCCAAAACACCAACTCTAAGGTAATAGAGGAAGGCTTTAAGAAGATGAAAGAGCTTCTTGAACCTACGCAACCCGAAATCGACGTAACAGAAGACGTACCAGACAAGGCAGCCTAACCATGGACGAACTCACCCAACTCAAAGAGATAGTTTCTAAAACTCTGGAAGTGTTGAGAGAGAACTTACCGCCGGATGGGGTTAGCGATAAGGACACTATCTCGCGGCTTTGGGAGATTTATGACGATCCGGCGAATCATGGTGTGTTGGGTGTGACGGGAGACGAGCAATGATCGAAGACAAAGGCGATATACCTATAGATGGTTGCGACGACGCAAATATTCCTGTTAACGGGTTCGTTCGTCCGCCAGATAACGATTCAAAGAAATGGGTCTTCTACGCGGACAACTTCATGCCACGAAAAGGACACATTTCGCAGCGTCAGTATGAGCTTGAGGCGGACACCAAAGAAGAATTGCTAGAAGCGATCCGCAAACACGTCGTTCCTCTGTATGAGACCGCGCTGCGCAACTGGAAAGATAACGGCTGTTGCTATTACTGGAGCTAACCGAGTTCGAACCCGGTGCGCATGCGGCTACACGCGGTAGACATGTGACCCCCCTACGTCTGATTAATCAGACATGCGCGCGGTACCGGAATGGGAGATGAGATGAATAAGCAAGAGCCGTTGAGTGAAGAAGACTTCGTTTATGCCGAGTCGTTCCCGGAAACGTCCACTATTGCTAGAGCTGCGTCTGAAATCCGCCGCCACAGAGAGACGATTAGGAAGATTAGGGAATTTTGCCAAAAGAACGACACCGGAGAACTTCGTGCGTCTGATCCGTTTGCAGATGGACACAATATTGCGCTTCGCGATGTTTTGAAGCTAACCGACTAATGCCCTACCCCACTCCTATTGAATGGATAGCAGGCATGACATTAGTTCTCTTATCTATGGGGATTACTGTTTTTGTTTCGCAGTGGGCTTATGAGAGAGGGATTGGGAGATGAGTGACCTAGACAGATTGCGCCGTGGCGTAATGTCCTATCAGGAATTGGAAGCGGTAGCAGAAGAACTCACGAAGCTTAAACAAATCGCTGAGCTTGCCGCGTGTGTCATGGAATACCCGGAGTTTGATCGTCTTCGAGGGCTTGGCGGAAATGTGGACGAGCTAACGGCTCTCCTCGCCTCACTTTCTTCTGGGAAAGGGGGAGCTGGGTGATACGCGCGATAAAGAATTGGTGGCGACGGTTTTGGTGTACGCATCATGTAACGACTGATGCAGGTGATTTAACTATTTGCCTTGCTTGCGCGGACAGCTGGAAGCGTGAAAGCAGGCAAGGAGAGAGGTTATGAGCAAAAGAGAGTACCAAAAGCTGAAGCGCCTATACGGATGCAACGATCCTGCTACGTGTCCGTGGCACAGCAAAAAGCCTCGTCGACGAAAGCCGTGTAATGACGATTTAAAAGCGCTGATGAAGCGCGTGAGTTTCAATGGTGACGGCGGATCGCCATGACCCCCGAGATCAACACCATGAATGCGGAGCTTGCGGAAGTTTTTGGAGGCTGGAAGCGTCCCGAGCATCCAGATACCAAAGCTAAACGGGCAGAACGGAAACTCACGCATTCGGCGTATGACAGCCACTGGCTTAGTCCAACCGGTCTTGATTCGCGCGTCCCCTCTTACTACACATCCCTACCGCTGGCGATGGAGCTGTTGCGTGCGACTTGCAAAGCACGTAGGTGGAGCTATTCGCTATCGTCTACGACAGAAGGCATCAGCTTAGAAATTTGGGAAATGGGTAACCCAAATAGCGACGTAGCTAATGCTTTTTACAAAACCTCGGAAGAAGAGGCAATCTCGGTAGCTCTCGCCTCCGCCGCCAAATCTCTAGGACTGATAAAGCCATGAGAAAAAGACGGCTGATAAGTGAAACGCCAATCGATCCGGTGTTCAACGACTGTCAAGTGTGCGGTCGTGAATTGCGATACGAGGACGAAGCTAAAGCTGGAATGTGCGAAATCTGTGCAAACGAAGAGATTGATGACGGTGATACGCCATGAATACTGACGATGTGAAGGGTGTGGAAGGGTTGACGTTGGAAGGAGCATTAGAGTTTGCAGAAACCTATCAAGGTCCTGACAGGGAAGCGGAAGCCTTAGCTGTTCTCGCGAGAGAAATCAGACGTATGCGCTCCCTCCCCTCCCAATCCGAGGCAGTAGCGAAAGCTAGGATGGAGTTTCCATACTCCGTTAAACGCTGGATTAACCTATTGGCCGATTGGGAGGACAACAACGGAACTATGGCCGGTATTGTCCAAAAGGAATGGGAAACCTTGATAGAGTCGATGGCTAATTTAGCGGTAGAAGTATCACCGCGAATGGCACGTAACGACATGGAGAATTGCCATGCCCAAGCCCAAGAAACCCAAGAAGGCTAAGTTCGAAATGCCAGAAGTCATGGAAGGAAACATCCTTCGATGGACTGATGGGAAGTATTACAACTGTTCCATTATTAAGGATGATGACTTGGCACGTTTGATTAAGTTGGCGAAACGAGGAGCGAAGAAATGAGAAGAATATTCCCAGAGAAGCGTGCAAAGGGCTACGTGATTGTGGAATACACGGGGCTGAAGATAACCGGCACTGCTCGCAAGTTGTGGCCCAAGGCGATGAGTGCGCCGCGTAAACCTATTGTGTTCGCTACATATAAAGAGGCAAGCGACTACATAAAGAGCTACACGGAATGACCACCCTTTCCATCGGCAACAAAGTAACCCCTATTCGTGGCGCCAACAAAGGCGACACCGGGATTATTAGGGATGAGAAACGTAACGAAACAGGTTACGGGGATAGGTTTGTGACTGATTTCTTGGTCGCTTGGGATACTGGTGGGGCTAGTTGGCAGAGTCCGAGTAATTTGGTGAGGGTTGAGGATAAGTGAGTCTGTTAACCATCAAAGCAGTGGCCGACGAGCTGTCTTGCAGCACTAAGCATGTGAGACGCATAATCGCTCGTGGTGAGTTACCCGTCATCGCTACGGGAGACTCCCCAAAGGGGGACAGGATCGATCCTGCCGCCCTCGCCTCCTATAAGCAAAGAAAGACCCGCAACAGAGGGATATCATGCCCATCACCAAACGTAACGGTGTTTGGTACGCGCGTGTACAGGTCGGTAACCAACGAATTGAACGATCTCTTGGGGTCGGGGCGACAAAAGAACAGGCGAAAGAGCTTGAGGCGTCGCTTCGTAAAAGGCTCCTCGAAGACCGGCACGCCAAACGAGTTGGAAAAAGCCTAAATAGGACGTTTGGGGAGGCGCTTCTAGAATATATGAAGCAGCCCGAAACCATGCGTCTTAAGTCCTACCAGAGCTTAAAGAGCGTGGCTAACCTCATTAGGCCATATCTCGAAGACGTACCGCTGGAACAAACCCCGGAAAAAGCCGAAGAAATGAAACAGGTTTTTCTTGCCGAAGAGCTTAATTCAGCAACGATCAACCGTCGGCTTGCGCTGGTTAGACGGATATTGAGACTCGCCTATTTCTCTTGGAAATGGCTTACACAACCTCTTACTGTCACCCTGCTTCCCGAAGACAATGAACGGCATATTTACCCGGAACCAGACATCGCGGCGGAACTAGCTGCCACATGTACGAGCAAGGACGACGGGGACGCCCTTCTTTTCATCTACTTCACCGGGGTACGAAGGGGTGAGTTCTTTAGGATCAACAGGAACCCAGAGGCATACATCAAGGACTACGTTTTAGCCCTTTATTCAGGGAATAAAACCAAACGACCAGGGAGAATCCTAATAGCAGAGGGCATAAGGCACATAGCGGACCGTATGCCGCTAAAAATTACCAAGGACTCAATCCGGTATCACTTCGAAAAAGGACGCGCCCTGGTAGGCCGTCCAGAGCTTAGATTGCACGATTTCAGGCATGGTTTCGCAAGCCTCATTATCGAATCAGGCGGAGATATTTTGGACGTTAAGAAGCTTTTGAGGCATACCACGATAAAAACCACCGAGCGGTACACCCATTTGCTGGATAAGCGTTTACACAAGATAGTGAGGAAAGCTGACCGCGTGGCGGCGGGAAAACGGCGGGACAAGGAACAAACGGAGACAGTCTCAAATGACAAAGAACTCGCAATTGCTTGATTTTAATGGTGCCCAAGGCCGGAATCGAACCGGCACGGGGGTTGCCCCCCAACGGATTTTAAGAGCGAAGTGTTATGTCCTGTTATCAAGGTTTTCAAAGAGATACATAGGACAGAGAGGCACTAAAACGACACAAAACGACTACGCAACGGCGGAAAAACGGCGGAGTGACAACCTAATTTTTTGCCTATTTTCCTGCAATCTTGAAAGAGATATAAAACACAAAAAAGCCCAGGGAGGGGTCATGAGAATGATAACGTGTCTCGCATGCTTCATTTCACTCAATGCCTACGCTGGCGACGTGTCCATTCAATTCAACGGAAGGTCTTACCACATCGAAGATGGATACAACCAATCCAACAACGGTGCTGGAATAGAGTACGAAACTGACCACGGATCGTATTTTAGAAAACTTACCGCTGGGTCTCTTAGAAACTCTATGAACGACACGAGCCTTTACGCTGGAGCTGTATGGGCGTGGCGGCTTAAGGGTGATTTGCTGGACTTGGACGCAGGGGTTTATACGGGGTTAATGACTTATCCGAGCTACAAAGATGGGAACGCCTTTCCTGTGTTACTCCCTACGATTTCCATAGGAACCACGACAGGAGGCGTTAACTTCATATGGATTCCTGATCGCGGGAAAGAGCTACCAGGAGCGATGTTTGTTCAGGCGAGAGTAAAGCTTTTCTAATCCCTTATCGCTCGGAAACGTGCATTTCCTTCGTCGATAACTTGATAGGCTTCTAGCAGGGCTTTGGAGTATTGGCGGCAGGTATCAGCGTCAGGCACTGGCTTGACCATATCTACCGTTAGATATGGAGATGGTTTATCAGGGACAGCATGACTCGCGCACCCGCCTAACAATATCATCAGGCAAAGGAGCATCAAGACAACCAGTAAGGTCAGGCGCTGATTGGACGATCTTGATTCGGTCACGGTAAACGATCTGTCTCTCAGATTTTGCATTTTCTAATTCCTTGATGTCTTCGTTTTCCTTCTCGCGTTTTTGCTCTACGGATTTTTGGTTCTCTGCGATGATGCGGTTAGCTCCGTAGCGATTCCCGGCGTAAAAGGTTCCAATGAGCAGTAGCACGAAACCAACGGCGCATCCGATCAATAGGTAGAGTTTCATTACGCCACCTTCTCAAAATGGGGGAACTCACGTTTACCCTTGGGCCAATCCCCGGCCCAACGAAGCCCGCACGATTTGCCGATATCGCCTACCCGTTGCCACGCTTCCAGACTGTCGGTTTTGTCGTCCGTGGGGTCGTCGTCGATCCCGTTCCCGGTCGTGTCCCATATGGGCTTGCCATACCTCAATAAGGCGATGTCGAACGCCTTAGCGGCTGGCTTTCCGTTCAGCACGAAATTGTGCTTAGACTCCCCAGGCTTGGCCCAAGTGACGCACAACCCCCAAGGATGCTTGGCACACGTCCCGATAGCGTTTCGTTTCCCGCCACACACGCACAACGGCCCCGGCTTCGTCCTTCCTTGGTCATATAAGGACTGTTGTTCCTCGTGGGTCCGGTGCGTGCAGGTCGTAATGACGGTGTATCCGTTGGCCGTTAGCCACGGATGGGTGTCGCACTTTCGGTTGAATTCGTCGTATTGAGGGAGCAATTCGGGGTGCAGGTGTTCACGTACTCGGCTCATTAAACGAGCTTCCCGAACTTATCTTTGAAGTACTTTTCCAGAAGGAAAATCCCGCGCGACCCCATGTGGCCCGAGATTCCGACGAATGCCGCCGTGAGTAATGGGGGTAGGTTCGCCCATTCACATATAAGGAATGTCAGCATTCCAGCAAATGAGCTTACTACTAGCTCCCCTAGTAGCTCGGTTAGCGACCATTTATGAATGGTGCCTTTCTGGACCTTGCGGACGTAGCTAACTACCCCGCCCCAGATAGATAGGATTACTACCCATAAATACGCCATCCACGAAAACGAAGACGGGTCTTTTACCGCGTCCACTACGTCTTTTTCATTCATTCGGATACCTTTTCGTCTCAACCACATATAAGGAATGCCCTCCGAGAGGCACGGTAGTTCGATGAAATACGTCCTTGTATGTACTAGGCTGACACATAGCCTTTATCTCCATAGGGTTTTATGGGGGTACTGGTTAGGACGGTGGGTGCTCGTAACACCTGCCAATCCCGGTGGGGGAGAAATCCCCCGCTGCGCCTTTTACTAACCGTTATTAAGAACAACAGCCATTATTTGCGCGCCACTGGAAGACACAGACGAGTTCGATCCGTCCGAGCGTCCGTATAGCGCGAGAGTCAAGGTTCCGGTTCCGGTGACTTTGATGATTCCAGATACCGCATGAATACTTTGTACCGCGTTAGCTACGTTGAACTGATTTCCGTTTAACACAGAATCGCTGGAATAAGTTTCAATCGTTGCTGTACCAGCGCTCTGCCCTACGTAAGCGAACGACAACCCACCGGTTCCACCCTTGGTCATTACCAATGACGCACTTACTAGAATCCTGTCACCGTTGTTTACAGTCCCACAGTCGGCAGTGGCTACAGACGTGTCCGAGCTTGTTACCGATACGACACCGCTTGATCCCGTGGCTTCGGTTCTACGCATTCTCGCCAACGGAACAACAATGGAACCACCTAACGTCCCGGTTCCCGTTGCAGTTCCGTGAATCACTGCATTTGTGGTGGTGGGAGCCGTGAGAGTCTTGTTAGTTAGGGTTTGCGTGCCAGTCGTAGTAACAACCGATCCTGAACCTGATGTAGAGACGTTCTTAAGCTGAAATCTCGTTCCGTCGTGAGTGATGTCAACAATAGCGCCAGATGTAATATCTCCAGCTACGAGCGCGGTCGAGCCGTTCTTTGTTAAGGCCACCGCACCAAGACTCGAAACGTTTACTGTTACGTTAGTGGTGTTTGCCCCTGAAGCAACAAATCTAAACGTCTGCCCTGCAACGTATGCAGTGATCGCAGGAGATGGAGTCAGTGTGATTACATCCGCTGTGCCCCCTACCGTTCCCACATAAATGATAGAACCGTCTTGAGCTTGGGCGGCGGTGTAATACTGCGTTCTCGCAGTCGCGTTACCTACCCCGGTATGCTTGAACGTCCCCATAGGCAAGTCTGCGGTTGGGGTCGTTTGTCCATCATTAGAGATGGAGTTAGTCAACGCGGTTGCGATGTCGGAAAGCGTATTGTTTTGCGTTGTGCTGCTGATGACGGTGCCTGTTACTACGGGGTTTCCTGCTGGGAGGGAATACGTACCGCTTCCGTTTCTTGGCACTAGTTACCTCCTGCTCTAAGCATCTGGGCCATTTTCTGTTGCTTGTTACCGTTGTCTATCGCCTGTTCTCCACCAAGCAAGAGTCGAGACAACAGGAAGTCGTTCATTAACTCTTTCTGGGTTTTCTGCGATGCGACTTTAGGGACTTTGGTCATCATGCTCCGCGCGAGCGGCTTTCCAACAATTGGAATAAGACCAGCAGCTACACCCCAAGGGTTATCTGATTGCAGTCCAGTAACCGCTCCACCAGCCGTGGAATAAACAAGCGGCTCGAAAAGACCGCCGCTCGGCGGTGCGCCTTGCGGCACGCGGGAAAGTTTCGGGAAGTTGGACGCAAATTCGGCAATCTTTCTTAACTCATCACTGAGAGGTTTTCCTTTATCTAGCATCTTGGCTAGTTGACTCGCGTCAACGTTTCCGCCTGTACCGGATAACGCGTCTTCTACGGTGTGAGTTTTGGCAATGAGTTTTCTTGCTTCTCGATAACTATCTAATGCTTTCTTACCGAACTTAGGTTCTATGTTTCTTTCCATCAGGTCTTCAAGCGCGTCGGCAGATTCTCTGTACGCTCTGCCCATGCCTGATTCGCCTTTTCTGAACAGGTCTGAAGCAGTTGCGCGAAGATTCTTTATCTGCTCAATAGCGCCTTCTGAGGAAATCTTTGATTTACCCAATGCGCGAATGAGGTTTTGAACCTCTGGTTTCGACAACTCAGGAAAGTCCTTAGACGCTCCAGAGTATTTCTTTGAAATATCCTTGAGGGCTTCCATGTACTGCTTATCGGCTTTAAGGTCCCCTACGTTCTTCAAAACCTCGTAAGCCTTCCCTGCTTCCGACCGAATGCCCGTTAATACTTCGGGCGTGATAACCGCGTCGTCCCTGAGACCTAACGCCTTTGCCGCAAGCTTGTTCGTAATCGGTTGATTCTTTGCCTGTGCTGTCGCTTCAATAGCTTGTTTCCCGCCAAACCGTTCGCCAAGGTTTGTTAAGAACGATTGCTTAATGTTGCTTCGCGGAACCGAATAACCAGCCTCTCCGGCTTGCTGTAAAACTTTTTCCCTGGCGACTTCGGCGGCAGACTTGGCCGGTTTTAAGATTGCTTGTCTTGTTGCGCCAGTTAGTCTAGTAACTGGCATTACGTTCATGGCTAGTTCAATCGCCTGATTGGTGTCTATCGGCTGTCCAGGCGTTCCAGGCTTCGGCCACGGTCGAGACATTTCCTCTGATACGTTTTCAGGAATGTTCTTGAACGCCTCCACCTTGTTCTTGCCGAATTCCGCTAGAGTCTTGTCGCCAAAAATCACGTCCTGAATTCCTATTGCGCCAGGACCAGTAAAAGATGCTCGTGGCTGAGCGGACTGAACGTTTGAGGCAATAGGTTGTACGCCGGATGCTTTAGCCTCAAGCTCTGCCATACGACGTAGAGCCATCAGTTCTTCGCGTTCGTTCATTTCTTGAACCTCGCACGAAGTTGTTCAAGCTCTGCTTGTTCTTCTGGCGTAAGCGCTCCGCTAGTCGGCTGTTGCGGCTGAGACGGCACTAAGGCAGGGGTTTCTACCTGCTGGTCAGGCGTGAACCCGGCGTAACCCTGCTCTAGAACATTTATAAGGTCTTCCCAATCGCGTATCTGGTTTTCGGTGACGTTCTCGTAGTTGGTTCTTGAAGGAAGACCAAGCTGGACTAGGCGAGACTCATAATCAGACATAGAGCCTTCACCAGGGGTGCGCGTGATCTGTCTTGCGAGTGGTGCGAGCATCGCTACCGACCGGTCGAACTCCTGACCGCCCTCTGTAGGTAAGTACCCTTGAAGCATGCCAGCGGACGCACTTCCCTTGATCTTGCTAAACGAGTCTCTGACTTTCTGAAGCTGCATCTTCAGCGCGTTAATGCTTTGCTGTTTCGATTTAACCTTTTGCAGTTTGTCTGGTGATAGCGTGTTCTTAGCGTCAACACGCGCTTGGTTATTCTTGTCCGTCAATTCTCGGCGTAACTGTGCGTCTCGTTCCTGAAGCTCACGGCGAAGCTCTGCATTTCGTCGGTCGCTTTCTTCCCGTTCTTCACGCCTATACTGACTAGACAGAAGCATTTCTTGCCGCTTCGCGTCCGCCGCTTCCTGTCTTTTCGCGGAATCCTGCATTCGAGTGATGCCGTACTGCTGGGTATCAGGGTTTTGCAGGAGGAGATTAATAGCGCCGCGTGCATCGGGCTTCCGTCCTGGCGTGGTTCGTGTCGTATAGACGTTAGTCGGGTCAGATTGTGCAACGGTGTCTGGCGTGCCGGTTTCCATCTCATTCGCTTTGGTAAGCGTGTCGATGAGGGCTTGCCGTCTTTGGGCTTGCAGATCGGTTTCTTGTTTATCGACATCCCGTGACATTCTTTGACCGGCGTACTGATTTACGAGATTTGCAACACCCTGTAACGGACTGGCTGGTACATAGAATCGTCCAGCCATCTGCCCTTGCATCGGCTGGCGAGACTGCGCCAACAGCGCTTCCGCCAGCTTCCGTCTACGTTCAATGTCTTTTTGACGCGATTCGTAATCAGCCATATTTCTTGTTGGCCTCTTGGAGTTGACGTGCCAGCTCTCTTATCTTCTTTCGCTGTAAATATTCGTTGTATGCATCCTGTCCGTTGCTCTGTTGAGAGTTGGAACGAGGATTCATGCTTTGAAGTCTGTCTTGCCAGTTGAACCCACTAGACGGGGTCGTGTTCGACCCTTGGTAGGTTTGCGCGCCACCAACGGATTCATAACCGCTTCCAGGAGTAGGCCCTTGAACGTTGTAGGTCTGCGATCCGCCTACCGATTCGTAACCACTACCAGGACTCGCGCTGGTCCCGGAACTTCCGCCTAAGTTGCTCAACCACCGTCCTGTATAGAAAGCGGTTAGCGCCTTCGCTAACGAATCAACGTTGTTATGTCCTTTGGTATCGATTCCTTCATCGTTGGCTTGATACTCGGTTTTCTCGGTTGACCCACCCAACTGAGTCACCATAGGTTCGTAATCTTTTCCGAGTATTTTTCCCCATACCTTCGACGAGAAAGGATCAGCGGCCCCAATAAACGCACGCTCTGGGTCTTTCTTTAACTGCTTACCCCATTTCTTTAGCTGGAACTTTTGAAAATCTAGAAGGCTACTTAGTTGGCTCATGGCTACTTACCAAAGAAGTTAAGTAACGAACTTCCAAGGCCGAACAAGCCTTGTTGGTAATTGCTCGCGCCAGCCGCTTGAGCGTTATATAAATCTGCCCTGTAGTCGCCTTTGTTCTGGTATGCCTGTTGGTAGTCACCAGGACTAAACTGAGTTCCTTGGTATTGCTGGAACTGAGGCATATCACCTTGGGACATACCCATTAACTGGGAGTATTCCTGCATGGGCAACTGACGAAGTTGAAGAGATTCGTTCAGCCCCTGCTGTCGTTGTTGGTTATTTAGATTGGCGTTTGCTAGCTGCTGATTGAAGTATTGGTTTTGCGCTTCGTTACCGAATTGGCCAGAGGCTAGCCCTTGATTAAATCCTTGCTGCTGCGCTTGATTAGAGAAATTTCCATACGCTAGATTCTCGTTAAGAGACTGCTGCCGACCAGCTTGATTCATCCCAAACATACGAGACTGTTCTTCACCGCCTCTCGAAATTGCGTCGGCCCTTGCTCCAGCGTAGGCATCGGTTCTTGAGTTATCGAACTTACGCATCTCTCTGTCGTAAGCTTCGGAGCCTTGAACGATGCCTTGGTTAGCGAGCCTTGTTCTTAGCTGGTCTTCTCTTTCTTGAAACTGAGGATCGAGTCTCGATGTGGACCTGGAGTAAAGCGAATCTTCCACACGCTGACGCGTTGTGTCGTCTATGTTCGGGGAATTTATCTGTCCTAGGTTCTGCTGAATCGGTCGATTGTAATTAATGCCTGTCTGTATATTGCCGCCTTGGACATTCGTCACGCGGTCTGGACCGTCGTAGCTAAACCCTTGGGAATAGGTGTCGTAAAGGTTGCCTCGACCGGCCATTCCGGCGTTCGATGCACCGATGCGAAGTTGATTCCCTTGGTCGTATAGTCTTTGGTTATCTTCACTCAGTGTTTGAGTAACGGTCGGGGTGTTTCCATTCCATGTTACTGTTTGAGAACCGCCAGGACCGACGACGTTTGGGTTTGATAGCTGTGCGCTTTGTTGTGCGGTTTTCCTATTTTCCCTTCCTTGCACCTGTGCTGCTTCAACATAATCAGGAGCTTTCGGAGGCTTCGGGGATTTAGCTTTGCTCATTTATCCACCTGCATTCACTTTTATGCATCGTGTAAATAAAAAGGCCACCGCTTGGGTGGCCTTGGGGGATGATCGTTTTGAGTTTGAACCCTAGATGTTCGTCTAGGGTCTGGGCTTTCTTGTTGTCTTCGGCAACAAGTCCGATGATTACTTTTGCTTCGAGCTGGTTAAACGGGTAATGAAATATGGCTCTTAAAAACTCTTTACCGATGTAGCTTGTGGTTATTGCAATATGGGCGTAGATGGACGATCCGTTAAACCAGTCATACAGCACGCCTGCAACAATCTCTCCATTCCTTTCAAGCCCAATACACTTACCGCCTTCTCTCCACTCACCATCTGTTCTTTCTGCGATCCACTTACCTATTCGTTCGTGTTGATCGTAAATAATCAAAGCATCGCACCGACTTCAAAAACAATATCCGTGGACACCCACGAAACTTCAATTCCGTTCGATGCGGCTTGCAGTCTTGGTGCGGCGCAATACCCTATTCCTGTAACGCTCTGCCACGGCTTTTGTACATCGAGACCGCCGCCCCACAATCCTGTATCCCATACCGATGTATCCCATACTCCGTAACTTGTCGGAGAAAACGAGATCGTCGCGGTAGAGCCTGAATCGTTGAAATCGATATTCAGAGAGGAAAGTATTGACGGTGAGCCATTCGTTAGCAGAATGGTCCTCATCATCGTAAAGCGCTTGAGCCTTCCTCGCGTGCCTAAGTAGCTGAATGCCTGTTTCGCGGTGGCGTCTATGTTGGTTCCATTGTCTGCAAGGGTATTCCACGCCTTGCACACAACCCCGTTTCCACCGAAATAGAGATCGCCATCGAATATTTCAAAACAATTGGCATCCCATCCGGTGAATTTGCACCAAGCTCCTGTGATGGAGTTCATCACGTATTGTTCTTGGCTTCCTAGAGAGACGGGGACGTTCATTACAACCATCGTCCCTTCGGCAAAGAACGTCACATCCCATCCGAATGAATCACCGTAACTGACCGCTGCGGTGTTCATCGCGCCTTGAATCTTGTCCGTCAATGCGACTCGCGGATTCGTTCTGTCTGAGATCAAGGCTTTCGACATCGGTAAAAGACCGTCTCGTGTAATTACAAGAAGGTCACCACCGAATTTGCGGAAACAGCGTCTACCGATTGGGGCGCCTAACTGCCATACACCAACTAGGAACCAATCGTCTGCGGACGAAGGATCGTTCCCCTTATAAACGATGAACTCACCTTCTGAAGTGATAAAAACGGCGTGATCGTCTACCCCTTCACCGGCATCAATCGTCCAGGTTCCCATTGCCATGAGATACCCGCCACGTTTTGCGACCGACCTAAAGTCGAAGGCAGAAGCCGCGCCGCCGATTGAATCAACCGGCAGATACCAAACCTTTAACGTTTCCTTTTCGACGAACCAAAGACGTTTTTTGAAAACGTTTACGTGAATTAGGTTCGAGGTCGTAACGCCGGTAATGGATGGAGTCGACACGCCGGTTACCGCTGTCCAGGTAGCGCCGTCCCATAGCCTCGGGCTATCAGCACCGTTCACGCAATACAGAAAGTTTCCGCCAGCGGTGGCGAAGTTTGCCCATTGCCACCTAGCGTTTGTGAGTCCAGACTGAACCGCTGCACCCACTGCCCCGGATGATGTGACGTTGTAAAATGACGTTCCCGCCGCACAAAAGAAGGTTGACGTTGTGGGCGAGTTGTAGGGCATCAGGCTTTCCACCTGATTTCCTATTCCCGTTACATGATTGGAGTGCCCTTTCCTTAGAAGAACATCTCCAGTTCTAGGGAACCAGTTCTCCAACGTTACAGCATCTACCGGGTTCATATCCGCGATAGAGTCTCGTGCGTTCCAACCTCCTACCGGAGATGGGATAGAGACAGAGGACGCGTTCTGCCTCTGAGCTACGCGGGTCATCACGAACCGTACCCGCTATCAGGTATGTTGTCGTAACTGATAAGGACTGACGACAGACGCGGTGAAAACGAGAGTGTCGGGCTTCCAGCGTCGTTAGCTTTTGCAAATGACAGCTGGTCGTCGTAGTCACGTTTTAACGCGGTGGTATCAAACCCCTTAATCTCGAAATACTTCAACTTCGTTCCCAGAACTATCAGGCGATCCGGGAAAATGCATGTATCGGTGTCTGCTGTGAATGATGCTTTATCTGGCGCAGTCGAGCCGGACGCAGTAACCCACAAATTGCTCACATACTCGAAACCAAGATAATCATTGGTCGAGATGATGGGCCATATTTGAAACTTGTTACCAAGGATTCGGTAACGGACTCTTGGACCTGTGGAGATGTACGAGCTTTTCAGGAATTGCCACTGTTGTGCGGTTTCAGGTCCCAACATCTCCCAGCGATTCGACTTGTCGTATTGGGTTCTATCGACCTGTCTGTCATAGTCACTAGGAAGTGAGTATTTCGTCTGACCAAACGTGAAGGTGGTCCCGGTCGCCGTCACTGTTGCGGCTTGCGTTAATACCACTGTCGTGCCGGCAGCACTCGATACATAGGTGTCTTGGTTAATGCCAGTACCAGTCACCATGAAATTTGAATCAAGACCCGAAATCGACGACATTCCGGTAAGCGATGTACTGCCAGACGTACTATCCCCGGTGTACTGGTAGTAAACCGTGGTAAACCTGTATTCCTTGGTTAACGCTTGCCACTGATGTTTTCGCTGAAGTTCATAACCTACCGCGTTCATCAACGCCAAAACCTGAACTACATCTTGATTTGTGCTGGACGCTACGGCACTCAATGACGTAGATGTCCCCAACTCGGTAACCACTTGATTAACGAGTTGGAGCATCGTGGAGGCCATTGGTTATTCCTTCTGTTCGCTCAAATTTACGGTGGCGTGGGTCGTAGACGATTCGGTCTGAGTGCGTTTCGTGTACTTGCGTTTCTTCGGCTCGCTTGAATTCTGCGAAGCCTTCATTTCTTCGATCATCTTCATGAGTTGCGCCTGACCGTCTTGCAGGGCTTTGATCTGCGCGTCTTTATTCGCAAGTTCTTCTGCCTGCTTCTGAGCAAGGGCGGAGTCTTTGGCTTGCGCGAGAAACGCTTGAGCCTTTTGGCGCATGGTGTAGCCGTCCATGCCGATATGCTGCACCTGCAAATCTGAAGCGTTGGCGATCTGGTCTACGGTGTAGAACTTTTTACCTTTGAGTTCTTCCGCGCGAGACCGAGTGATCGCAGGCCATTCCGTAAGCGGTGTCCCCACTACCTGCTCATGATCGCCTTGACTGTTCTTGAACACCGCCCATTGACGGGGGAAACGAATCTTGTGTTCTTCGCGAGCCGGGGTGTCGATAATGTTCAACGCATTTCCGGGCGTCATGATTTCCACGTACTCAACGTCCGTGTAAATGTCACGTCCCGCGATGGAGCTTTGGTAATCATTTCGTACCGAACGGATGTAAAACTTGACGTGCAAAATATCGTCAGGGTTTCGAGCGCCTACAAAATTCGTGTTATTCACATCAGAAGCAAGGTTCATGCATGTCCTTTAAGTAGTTAAAGGGGATAAAAGAAAGGGGGCGCTGTGTGCGCCCCCGTTAACGTCTTACAGCGTGCGACCGATGATCGGCCAATCCAGAATACCGGCTGCCAAGTTACTTGCCTCCGCAGCGGTCGTGGACAGACCATTAACTACCTCTGCACCGGCTGTAGCGTCGTCGTCTACACGACCCGCCGTAGCAGTAGTGTTAACGATGGTGTGTACCGCGCAGCTCGTCCCAACACTGATCGAGCCCACAACACCGTAGCGTTGCACCCAGCCCCACTCATTGTCAGCGAGAGCGACAACCACCACACCCACGGGAAGACCCTGACCCGTGCCAGGGGCAGAGGTTGTAGTGGTTGCGGGTGTTGCGTCGCCTAATTCATCGATTTGAACGACGTTGCCCACAGAGAGAGTGCCGTTCGCGCGAACGAATTGGTATCCCTTACCATCCGCATCGAAACCAACTTGTCCGAGCTTGAACGGCGGAACACCAGTGGAGGCAACTACGAGGTTAGGATCAATACCAAGAATATACATGTGTCCCCCTTAAGCGATCAGCACGCCGCAGAACTGCGGCCCGCTGGAGGTCATGTTGCCCGCCCAACCGATCAGCTTAACAATCGCGTCCTGGTTGACGGCTTGACGCTCACCGCCAATAGGCACGAAGTTACGATCACGATGAGGACGGAAGAAGAGGAAATCAGTGTTCAGCGCCCACATGTGAGCGGAAGTTGCACCGCTCGAAGACACCGACGAACTTACCGCACCACTGATACCGCCACCCAAAACCACGTCAGCCGCCATACCGCCGCCGTAGAACTTCAATTCAGGGCCAAACCCAGCACCGGCTGAACCTGAACCGCTCTCAGACGTGATGCGCTGGATGGACTGAAGAGAATTGACGTACAGGGAGTAATACGTGGTATCCGCTACCCATAGATTCGGCTTGTTCGAACCGCGAACCAGACGAAGACCGAGCGTGGTCATGTATTTCTGAATGTTCGTGGCGCTAACAGCACCACCGCCATCCGCCACACCGGCATATTTCTGAGAACGCCAGAACGACCACGTAGCGCGATTGATACCGCCGTAAGTTCCCGTCGTCGGGTCATCCGGCACCGCCGCCGCAAGACCCGTCAGGTTCTTGCCACTATTTCCCGTACCGTCTTGGTACAGGTCATAGTCAATGCGATTCATCAACTGCGCTTCGGTGACTTTGATGCGTCCTTCCATGAGGTCGATGATTTGCTCCTTGCTTGCGTTCTGGAGCATTTCAAGACCGGACATGGTGACGGCACCGGCATACTGCGCGATGGAAAACTGCGCCGCACTGATGGGGCTGTTGGGACTGATGTCGAGAACTTCATAACCCGAATACGAGTTCACATTGATGGAACTCGAATCGGAATACATGATTTCTTCGAGGATGACGTTACCGCCACCGAAGGGACGAATATTTCCCTTCGCCTTGAGACGACGGAGCAACGCGTTATTGTTGGTAACGTTGTCCGCCAGCTCGCCGGAACGATTCTGGATGGTCGTGGCGATAATGTCCGTGATTGCACTATTTGCAAAGGCCATTATCTAATCTCCAAAGAATTAAACCCGCGCGCTGTATTCATCGAACGCTTTCTCGATGGTTGAGCGCAACCCTTTGCCATCCGCAGACGTTACCGGCCCTGTAGGGGTACTCGATTTAACGCTTACGGCTTTGGCGCGCGCATTGGCCGCAGCTTTTGCCGCTTCATCACGTTTCCTCTGTTCGTCAGCCTCACGCTGTTTAGCTTGAGCCTGTTCATAGAGGTCGGAATGACGCGGCATACGAAGTGCGGCGTGATACGCAGATTCCAGGTCGTCCACGAGTCCTTGCTGGAGTAGTCCAGCCATCGTTTCCCGCACCTGCTCGAAATATGGAAAGTCGCCACGCTTGGAAAATTGTTGGATTTCCTGCGTGGCTTGCTGCTCGAATAACAACTCTTGAACAACCCGTCTCATGTCCTGCTGTGGAGCCTGTGGGGCTTGGTACGGCTGAACTTGAGGGTTGAAATAAACTCGACCGTCTTGACCTTGTGCGAATAAGGACTCAAGCGGTACTTGATAGTCTTGGGCCAGCTTCAGGAACATGGACAACTTTTGTTCCGGTGAACCCATGACTAGAGCCTGATGAGCGTGTCCGAGATTGGAAATCCACTCATTCGGCTTAATGTTGTGTTGCTGAAGGATCGGCATAAATGGCGCCACGGCATCCACCAATGGTTTTGCCTGATCCCATTCTTGTTTGTACGTTGAGACCCCTTTCGCGAACTCCTGCTCCCTTTGGGAGAGGTATTCCGCTAGTTTTGGGTCCAACTTGTCCCAATGTTCCCAATAATCTTTCTTCCACGAGGAAGGACGTTGGGGACGTGCAGTAACTTGCGTCTGAGAACTTTGCTGATGCTCTGCGGCTTTCGCAAACCTACCAGCGGCGTCTCTGGCGCGCTCGGCGTCGGTTTGTGCTTGTGTCGATTGAGTCTGAGTATCGACCGTCGTTTGTGGAGTTTGGGTTTGTGTGGCTTCCGCCGTTACCGTATCGAACGCGCTTGAAATCGTGTCGCGCAGAGTAGTCTGCGTAGTCTCGTTTTCCATAGTTACCTTAGTTTCTCGTTCGCCACACGAATGAGCGTTTCTTTAAGCCCCGGTGGCGGTGCAAGGGGCTTGCGCGGTTTACTTAGGCTTGAGTCGTTCCCAACTTCGATACACCCGTGTTGCTTCAAGTGGGCGCGATGCTGAGAACGTGACTGGATAAGACTTCCGTCGATCATGGAGACATACGGTTGTATGTCGTTCATGACGTGCATGCTTGTGCTGTTGTAAGTTCTTTCGTACTCGTCCGCTGGAATCAGATTTAGTGTCTTAGGGTCTTGTATGTATCTCATTGCAGTAACAAGGTGACCGCGATTTCCTCTTCTTCCTGACGCTCTCGAATGACATTAAGCAACCAGGACTTGTAGGTTTCGTTAGCCTCAAGACGCGACCAATCCACCGTCTGGATAGACGGGAGTTCGGATTTGCTAACGGTTTGAATAATCTCTTGAGCCTTCTCTTCGGTTTTGGGATCACCGAGCGCGATTTCGAAGGCTTGCTCTAACTTACTTCTGAGGCTTTCTTTGTCTTCACGGATTCGCTTACTGCGTTTGCGCTCTCCGTCGTGTGTGTCCTCTACTACAACTATCGTGCTATCGGTAAAGCTGTTTAAGAGGAACGTTAGAAACACTAATTAACGACCTCTGGAAGTTCTTCAGAGGTCCACACGCCATCTGGACCCTTCGTGACCTTCGCTCGCTTCTTCCTGGGCTGCATGGACTGCTGGATAGACTCGTTAAGCTGCTGTACAGCCTGAGAAATACTGCTTGCCGCTTCTTGGTAAACCTCCACGCTCGCCTCGGACATCGTTTTGATGTTCTCAGCAATCTGCGCAAGGTCTTTAGCGGCATTGGACAAGGTGTTATCCACGTCCGCTTCTTCTTTAAGTCTTGTGGCTTCTTGGAACTTGCTCTGGATGTCCGTTACGGACTTCGTGTAGTTCTGTTCAAGACCAAATGCTTCTTCACGGAACCCAAGTGCCTGTTCCTTCGCGCCGATCTCTAATCCTTTCTTGTCCAGTTCGAGGCCCTTCTTATCAAGCTCAAGGGCGGCTTTTTCGATATCGGTCCGCGTTTGCATCAACTGACTTTCACGGTCCATCAGCTCTTTCTTACTGTTCTCGATCTCCATCATCGCCTGTTCGACCTGCTTCGCCTTCTGGTCAATCTCGGCGTTACGTTGCTCCAGCTCTTGCTGAGGCATGACAGGGTTTTGTTTAAGTTGCTCGATGGTTTCTTCGAACGCGGCCTCTACCGTCTTACCGACTTTGAACCCTCTTACCGCGAACTTAAGTAGTTCGCTCATCAGGGGAAGCATCTGCGGAGCTTGAGCGACGATTGGCTGCGTGTTCGCCATGAACGAACCGACCGCTGTGAGGAATTCAGTTCGTGATTCCTTCTCGGCTTGTTCATCAAGGTAAACAAGCGTGTCCGCAGCGATCTCAATGCGGAAGGACCGCATGGGATTTGGGCCAGGAGGCGAATCAGGGTTGGCCGCTCTCTCAGGCCCAATAAGCAATTCCAGAGCCTGCGGAACAATCTTCCTATCCGCTTCCGATAACTGATCCGCGCAACTGATCTTGAGAATCGTGTCCGGCGAGAAATGCCCGCAAATGATCTGCGCTTTGATCTGCAATACTTCGGTAGCGTATCTCGCCACTTCTTCTTGGTACTGCTTTAATCGAAGGCTCGCGTACTGGCCTTTGATTTGTTGAGCTGTGGCAGTCTCTGAGGCTTGAGTCTGACCACGGATAATGTCCGAGATACCAGTGATCTCGTAAATCTGCCCCTTGATTTGCTCCATCGCTCCATAGGCTTCTCTTAACGCCTCGGCGATGGGTTTAAGGTCTACGAGAGAGATCGCACCTTGAAGGCCGTTCTTCTCGGCGAACGCGGCCCATTCCTTAACGGGGATCAGCGTGCCGTTAGAACCTTCCGTGAAGATACGGGCCAACGCGGGGATAGAGGCGTCATAACCACCGGTAACCTTCAGCGCCTTTATAAGACCGTCTATGCGGTCGCAGATAACGTCCAACGCGACGGCTTGGTCCTGATAAAGATAGAAATCAGGAACCGGAACCAATTTGTCATTGGTGAGTGTTGCGAATAGTGGCTTTGGACACGGGAAGAAGTCTTCCAGCCCTAACGGGTCTGGCTTCTCGTCTAAAACCTGCTTCATGGACGGACTCATCCAGATAGCGGTTTTGGTCTGCTTGTCCCAAATCTCGTAAATCTTGGCGCGGCTGCGGTTCTCGTCGCCACCAGCCTGTTTGTTCTTCTCGTCGTCCGGCTTGGAATCTAGGGGAATCTTCTTTCCCAATTCCTCGCCGAACCGCTCGATACATTGTTCACGCGTGAGATAGACGATACGCCAGACTGCGGTTACTTCTTCCCAAGTCCTAGCAACAGTGTGGCCAAAATCTCTCCAGTGAACGTAGTCGCAGGGGGAACATTCGTAATCAAGTTCCTCACCCGGCTTATCCTGGTCTTCAGAGATTTGATCGCCTTCTACCGGAAGGCCCTGCTCAACGGATTTGAAGTGTGGTTCATATCTGACCCACGCTGTACCTCTGCCTCCAAGGAACCTGTCATAAATCGACGCCCTCAGCATCGAGGCGTAATCGTTGTATTTCTGTACTTCGTATTCCAAAGCACGTTCAAGGATTAACGAGGCGACACGACCTACTTGGTCGTTGTCCTTGAATCTACGGCTTACGTCGGGCTTGGGTAGCTTGGCAAACGTCGCCGCTGATAATGTCTGGACGTTCGACCAAAGGATATTGAACTTGCTTGAATCGTCCCCGGTCTTGCGGTTCTCATCCCGATAGCGCTTGAGGATTTTGACGACACGCGATTCCCAATCTTTGAACTCGCGTTCATACCCTGCGATGTGTCCAGCCCACTTCTCTACTTCTGGGCTGACCTGCTCTTTTTTGGCCATTATCCCGCGCTAAAGAAGAACGTCACGTTGATCGTTCCGCCCAACGTCGCATAGCATCCGCTGGTGCAATACGCTGGAAATTTATGAAATCCAACGGCTGGCGTAATGGTGCCGCTAATGGCCGTGCCTGATGCGCCACCATCGCGAACAACGACAGTTCCGCTGGACGTGCTGTTGACGTAAAACCCAAGCAACTGACCTGACGTGAGGCTTACCGCTCCTGATGCGGTGAGATTTACCGGCGTCCCGCTTTCAACTGTGATCATTTTTGTTCCTCGTTAACGCCTAATCGGCTGAATTCCCATCATTGGGGGTCGCTGAATACTGGGAGATTCAGGGTTTACCGGCTGACCGCGCATGATGGGTTTTTGATTGATCGCTGGCTGGTACGGCTGCGCCTGCATCATGGGCGGACGGCTGAACTGTGGTTGCATAGGCTGACGCTGTGGAATCACATGTCCAATCGAGCCGCCGTACTGTGGTGCGGCTGGGGATTTGCCTTTCACTCAAATTCTCCTACTGGCTGGTTTAACTGACTGCCACATTTCATCGAGTGTTACACCGTGGCCGTTGCCTACCGTGAGTCCTCGGATTGGTTTGTCTTGTGTTGATTCCACAACAAGCTCTCGCATCATCTGGCACCCGTAGGCGTAAGCATCGGATGGATGAGACGCCCAGTTGTGTACGGGGTCGCGAGAGAAGATGTTTAGCTCTTCGTTCCACTCGAATTCCCACGCCATGAGGCCGTCTACGCCTCTCTCACATCGCGTCTTGTGGAATTCACATCTATCGATGATCGAGCGAGCTGCACTTATCTGATCTGCTTTCTTTGATTGCGGGACAATGCTTACCTTGTCCGAACCGAAAGCTGTCACGAACTGCTCGATGGTCGAGTGTTTCGTTTGAAACGTCTTGATCTTGGCGTCATGGGGAAGCCATATCTTTCCGAGCTTGGCTCTACTCACGCCATGACTTTCAATACGACCCATGAGGCGCGGAATCCAATCCTCCGCGTCCATGTGAATATCTTGGTCGTAGTCGAAAATCGAAAACCCGCCGACTTTAGGCTGCCAGAACCACCAAGAGGCGGTATCTCGGTAGCCTAGGTCTGAACTGATGTGGATCGGTGCGCCTTCTCGGTCGTAATCCACACCTTCGATGATTCGCCCTTCTCTCTCGGCCTTGCTTACCCACTTAGAGAGAATCGACCCGATACCAGCGCCGTAAGCCCCGTTCCAAATGTGTTCCGCCTTATCTGGATCGGTCGCGAAGTCGTGTTCCATCTCTTTCCTGAGAACGTCAGGAAACCACGGGTTATCGCGCCAATTGACTTGAACGGATATCGCGTCTGGCGGTGGGTACTTCCTAAAGAACACATCCACCGGGTCCGTCTTGTGTCTTGGGTTCCAGGAGAACCAAAGCTCCGACCCTTCTTTACGGATTGTGGGTCGCAACATATCCAGTGAGTGCTGGCTCAATGTTTGCGCTTCTTCCACCCACGCTATGTCATACGCTTCCAACGACTTGATGTTGTCAGCGTTATACGACTGCATTCCCTTGAAGATGATTAGGGAGCCGTTATAAGCCCTAATCTCTGTGTCCAGGACTTGGAAAGACGCTTCAAGCCCTAGCTTCGCAATTTTGTCGCTTAGGAGCTGCTTTACAGAATCCTTGATGGTGTCTTGGACTTCGCGAATACAAACGACTCGCGTTTTCTGCCTGTAACACCGAAGGATGATCTGTTCCGCGAAGAAGTGAGACTTTGCCCCACCTCGTCCACCGTATGCTCCCTTGTATCTCTTAGGCTGTAAGAGCGGGAGTAACTTCCTCGGTACTTCTACTCTCACTTGGGATCAACGATGACAAACTCAATCTTGTGATCGACCAAATGCGCACCGTTTTCGCCTGGACCTTGGATGGGAAGAAGCCGAGAGTAAATCTTGTAAAACTCTGTCTTGTTCTCATTGGCCCATTCGGCCATCGCCTTCGTACCGCCCAGCCTTACGAAAACTGCTTGGATATTCTCTTTCGCTGCTTGCGGGACTTTGTTCTTGGCTCCGAGTGTTCGTGCCATAAACAATTCCTCATGTGGTTGAATTTCCTACATCTGCCCTTGCATCTGCTGCTGAGCAAGCCATTCGTTGAATTGCTTGTCCGTTAAGCCTTCTGCAAACTGCTGCTGCCAAACCGGGTACATTTTCATCTTGTCAGCCGCTGAACCTGCGGCACCCTGACCTAACAAGGCTCTCGCTAAAATCTGTCGTTGGTTCTGTTCCATTAGTCCTGCCCGATTAATTTCGTTACGCCGCCGCGAGGTGAGTATGTGATTTGCGGGGGCGTCCCATCGTCGGGCCACTCCGCAATAATTGATTCAATCTGAACCCAATCCACCATCTGCCAACCGAGAATTTCGTCTCCAGGGTGATGGCCGAAACGCACAAACTTACCGTCTGGACTGAAACTCACAGGATCAACCGTAACTTGGAAGAACCGGCCAGGACCAACATCGTTAACTGTTCTAGGACGATTGAAACTCACGATACAAACTGTCTTTTTTCTGATTTCGTCAAACTGAATCGGGTTTACCGTTACTGGTTCCATTAGGATGCCGGGTCTATAGAGTTAATCGGGTTTCCTGCGGCGGTGGTCACTGTGGCCGTCCAACTCGCAGTAGAGTCGTCTTCTTTGTAGACGGTCATGGTTCCGCCGCTGATTTCTACGCGGTTGCGGTTTGAACGAAGGGCTTGTCTTACAGTGCGAACGCTTGCGCTTCCTGAATCGGTGCCGGTGGCCATGTCTCTATCAAGCAATGCGTCAGCCGTAGCGGTTCTTTCACTTGCAGAGAGGCCGTATCCGGTTTTGTCGTTGTTCGTAGATACCGTAACGCCGTTGGTGACTGCGGTTGCCGTGCCTACCGTCGTGCCGCTTAACGTCTGGGCCGTTGTTGGGCTTCCGATGTTCGACCAATCAATACCAGCCTCACCACCTGCACTTACGTCTAGGGTCCTGCCCGCCGTCGTTGGGTAAAGCGATGCTCTATTTCGGAGGCTAAAATGACCGACGACATACCCAACAATAGAATTCCCACCAACAGTGCCGGCAGTAACAACAGCGTGAAAATCACTACCGGAAGAATAAAATGTTCCATCAGCACTCGTATCAATTCGGACATGGTTTAGTCCTGTGACGGAGTCAAAATCTACTGTAAGGGTTACACCGGACGTGCTTTGTGATGTGGAGTTATCCTTGTAGATAGACACCACCGGGGTTCCAGCCAACTGCGTTGGAACGCCGGACGTGTTTACAGTGGTGAATTTGATATCGACAATGTCTGAAGCATCAAAATCACCTGAATACACTAAGCGGCCCTCACGAGTCTGTTTCTAAGTTGTCCGAGTAAATATCCTTGCCCTGCGACTTGCAGATCATCGGAGTCGTAAAGCGTGATATACGCACTGTTGTTACGCTCATACCCGCCCAATTGGCCAGCTCCAGAGTGAGCACTGTCCGTAGCTGTAATAACACTGACATTGTCTAGATAAGCGGTTATAGAAGTGCCTACCGCACCGCCTTCGCATTTGTAATCAGTTGAAGCGGAGAAACCTGGAATCGTGTAATCAGTTCCTAGGGTGGTGATTGCCCCATTCACCTGCTTGAACAATTGCATCACCCCATCCCCTCGGATGTAGGTGTAATACGTATCTGTTCCCGCAGTGGCGAAATTTCCCCCGTCTCCACGAAAGGCAACCCCGAATCGATCGGTAGAGCCTGTGGCTACTGTTCTTCCTGTGACACTCGCTCGATAGTCTGCGGACGGTGGTACAGCAGCGTTCCAGAAGAATTCCTGACCGGAATTGATTTTTACAATGTCCGTCGCGCCAATGACGGTGAATGTTGTTGCTGCGGTCCACGCCCCGCCTACTTCTGGAGTGTGGGCGGTTAAGTTTGTATCTACCGCCTCTGTGAAAGTATCTCTAACGATTGACGCCATTGGTTCTCATTAACTGGGCGTTGTCGTTAATCACTGGGGCAATAAATCTGTGTCTCAGACGATTACAGACGCTTCTCAACGTGTCCGAGTTGTTCAGGCTCGTGCTTTGGCCTTCTTCCGCTAAAACATTCTGCAAAGCCGTTCTTTCGGCTGTCGTCAGATTTCCTACCGTTCTGGTAGTCGATTGGAAATCGGGGGCGTTTCTGTTTACCCCTAGCTTGATACTGAGCTTTTCCGAGAGTTGTAGAGTCTCGGCTAGGAATTCCACAATCTCACGTAGAGTCGTGCTGTTCGTGATCCACGTCGTAGTGAATCCCAAGCCTGTCAATCGGTTTGAGATCGTGTTTCTACGAGCTGTGGTAAGGCTTCCCCAGGTGTTATCTAGGGCCGGGACGTTGATCGAGATAACCTGAGTTACGTTCGTTGTGATCTGAGTATCTTGGGCGTCTGTGGTGTCGTAGACACTGACTACCAAGGGACTGCATACGCAGATAACTTGACGGTGAAAATTAATGCCAAAGTTATCTCTTACGTAAAAGGCTAGTTCTGAACGGTATGGGTCGGCTTCTGTCCCTGCACCTAATCTTCGGGACAGGTATACACGGTTCATTTAACTAGCACTTCTTCCCTTTACTACCGGTGCGTTTCTTGGGTTTCACGCGAAATCTTCTGTCCACCACCATGAAACGTGAATAGGAACAAACGGAATTAGGCACACCCAACAGTCAATACAATTGCCGTCTTGCCGCCAACGAGCGCCTAACCAGAATTCCCGCCAACTGAACGTTGCTTCACAATTCCAGCCTTCAAATCTCATCGATCTATCCAGTAATGTGCTTAACAGCCCACATTACGGCTTCTTCGATCTTGGTTTTCGCGAGTGAAACCTCACGAGAATTGCCAAGACCGCCAACGAACTCGTGGAAGTGAAGCCCGAGGTCTTTAACGGTCGTCATGTTTTGCTTTTCGGCATCCGTCAAAACCTTGTACTGATGCCGCATGGTGTTGTTGATGGTGCGCGCGTCGGACGTGCTTTCTACAGTGGCCATTCTTGGTTCCTCTGGTTGAAGTTGAATAAACCCGCCCCACTGTCCCAGCGTGGATAAATATCCGTGTTTGCGCGGCTGGCGTTAAAGGGCGGTGATCTGGCGGCCTACTCAAATTCATTCCGAGCAGAATTTGTCCCTTTTCAGGGCGCGTCGATGACGCGATTTCGGCCATAAAAAGAAAGAGCCTCACAGGGGAGGCTCTAAATTACTCACCCACCACAGGGAGGGAGTGGTGGGGAGATGAATTCTATTCAACTTGGAACGTGGTTCCAGGCACTTTGGTATTAGTGCATGTGACTGTCTAGGGTAAGTGGGTAAGCGGTGTCATGCGTTACTACCCAGAAATCACCTAGAACCACGATATACCCAAATCCGTTTTCGTCTACGTAAAAGACTTCTGTTTCGAAGACTCGTTTGCCTGACCAATCCTCATCTTGGTTCATTGGCCTCCGAACGTAAATCGCCCGCTTGTGGCGGGCGCTCGGTATACGTTTCTTCAGGGCGTACTATCCCCTTCTTGAATGCGAAATATAGAATATTTCCCGAGTTTCGCAAGGTTAAAAGTTCAGCTAAGACGATTTAACTTCATCTAAGGCGAATATTTTTACATCGCTGCGACTAATCGCTTCTTGAGCGCGCCAGCGAGAATATCTTCCCACTTATCCACGGTCGCAATCTGAATTTCCCGATATCGTTCAGCCCAAGTATCTGACCAGCTCGACTCAAGCATACCTAGAAGTCTCGCGCGGTCGATGCCTCGGATATGTCTCTTACCTGTCCCTTGGCATCCATCACAGATGATTACAGGGCCATGTTCAGGTCTTACCTCTCCTCGACCGTCGCACCATGTACACGTATGCGGGTCTACGGCTTCAGTCATGATGACGTAGGCCATGTCTAACATGAAGTTCTCGCGCGGGTTTCTCCAGCGTTTGTCTCCACGGTAGATCAATGCATGTCTACGGATCGCCTTTGCACAGTCCTGTGCGTATTCGTGCTGGCCGCAATACTTCACACGTCCGTAGATAGTGACATCATGGTTTTGGATCATCCCTAAAGCATGCGACACGTCATTACACGTAAGCCTCGGTATCCCTCCCGGTGCCATGTGGAACCGCTGGACTCTGGCTGTCAGTAATCCTAAAAGCTCTTGTGAGTTCATGTATTCTCCACGTGGAACAAATTTTTAAGCTAGTGGTTTAACTTCTACTTCTTCTCCGAACTTACTTCCGACATAACATCTCATCGCAGCAACGAGAGGCGTTTCAGCAGAATAGAGAACGTGAATGTGTCTTCGGTGGATAGCTCCCCATCTCTGGAACTTGCCATCCTCGTCTAATATCTCAGCGACGTTTATTCCTTCGCGCTCGATGATCGGACCGGCTTCTAACCAAGAAGATGACGGCGACCAAGGAACGTACAAACCGTCACTATCTTCGCCGACAGCCTCCCAATGGACATTTGGATTCCACCCATCACTCGCTTTGCGGACTTGCACGCCTTCTGCCTTCGCCACCCAGTAATCCAGCTCCGCGCCTTCCAATTCATCTACTTTCTTCTTCACGACTGCCGCCTCCGTCTTAACCCACATTTCCACAGTCTCTACGCTATCGAATATCAGGATGGGTGCTTTCCAGTTCGCATGGAACTTTCTTTGGTCGTCAGTAAGCTTCCAGCCCAATCGATGTCCGTCCTTAATTTCTGCAAGCCATGTAGCTCCATCTTTTGCCAAGACAATATCCGGAGCGCCGCGCCCAATAGCTGCGATGCTAAGAACAGAAAACCCTTTGCTGCGTAGTAACTCAACAATCTGAACATGGTTCCTATCTACCTTTGCGGCGCGGCGCATCTACAGTCTCCAAGTACCAGCGACACACGGCTTTAATGTCTTCCGCTGGGGCGTTATCTAACATCCTGATCCCGCGTTTCCTCAGCGCGCTTTTGAGATGCGGCCACTCGGCTAACGTCCCACTTACACACCCGTTAGCGGCCATCTCGATTTGAAGCATCTCCTGGCTTTTGCTGTCCTCGATTGTCATTCGAGTATTCCCGCCTCAAACCACCAAGCTAACGTCTTCTCATGGGCTAGGCGGTGCATTTCCCGCTTACCTTCTTTCGTGAGGTCGCTAGGCGCTCTCCCGTCTACGATGTCGTGACATGCTGGGCACAGGATCGCGCCGTAATAGTCCGGAGACTTAAACGACGCCCCACGTCCTAAGCGAAGCTCGTTTGAGTGGGCAAGACACAGGTTCCCGCCCCTGTTCGTAGCTCCGCAGCTAAAGCAATTCGGGGCGTGCTGCGCGCTTTTACGAAGCTTTGGTATCTCTCGGACTGTTAAGCGGTATGGGATCACGCTTCTACGTACTCCATCTTCTTAATGATCCGGGTTAACGCTTTGTGTACGGCGATATCGCCTTCATACTCAACTAACGCCACTGTCAGGATGTCCAGGTCTTGCTGCTTTCTAACTTCCCATCCACGTTTGCGTCCCGTGTCGTACATCGCTCGGAAATGAGCTTCACGTTTACCGACTAAACCTATTTCGCCGGAATCTACTAGTTCTTTGTATTTGGCGCGGAAGGTCATTTCTTCACCAGCCATTGCATGACCTTCAGGAAGCTATCGGCTTCTAGTCCATTCCCGTTCAAAAGGCGTGTCAGTGTGTAATCAGGAATGCCAATGTCTTCCGCAACGTCTTTCTGTTCGAATCCTTCAACTCGAATCCAAAGCTTCATCATTTCGGCTAGATTAGTCACGCCGCCGCACTCCAATCTGGTTGAATGTAAAATCCTTGCTCCGCTGCGATCCTGATGCAGTGTTCGATATGCAGAGCAAATTCCTCTGTGTTCATGTCATGGGAACGTCTGTTTGGGACTTCCCGTTTGTGTCCTCGGAATTCGACGATCTTGGTTCCGTAAATCTCGGCTAGTAACGTCTCGTGCATTTCTTCTGGGCTTAACCCAACGAAGTTCGCGAAAGGCGTAATCACCGCCGCCCAGTAGTAGCGATTGCTTTCAACGCTCCGGTTCTTCTTATACGGCCTGAAAATAACCTCATACGCCTCTCCCCCTCTCTCTTCCCAACGGTGGATAAGCTCTTGCTTGGCCTGTTGGAAGGCGGAATCGCTACTCAAAATGAATCGGCGCTCGCCGGTCATTCGAACTCCACTGGAACATCGCGCCATGACTCAGCTACAACACCGCTCACTCTGTATCCGTCGCCTATTGGTTCATTGTGCGCAATGTTCACCCACTTCTGCTGCAAAACCGGTTCAACCCATCCACCTGTCAAACCATCCCCTTTACGTACTCGATACCACCTAAATTCATTCGTCGGCTTCCAGCTCACACTCCCCTCCCATACAAGAACTTGTCTATTGCAGGATGTGCTTTAGGTTGCTCGTAAACTTTCCTTTTTGCGTTATTAGCGCATTCGCCGCTTGCGAACCTTCTTGCTAAGAAGGTCAAAGCGGATTCTTTCTTTCGTCGGATTAGTTCTTGGCCGCAGCCACAGGCGCAGGTACGCATTAGTCCCCTCTCTCTGGTCCGCCTTTCTTAACGATCTCGCGCTTGTTTACTTGTCGTATCTCAACCCCGTGGTACTCACAAAACCGGGCGAAGTCTCCAGCAATCAAGTTCAAGTCACTTCTAAGGCGCTCCATCTGTCTTTCTTGATGCTTAACAGTTTCTTCGAGATACCAAATCTTTTTACCTAGTCCAAACATTTACGCCCCCTGCCGACGTGACCACTTACCGATCCAGTTTCCATGGCCGCTAACCTGCTTAGAACGAACACGGCCACGGCACACAAACTCACGAGTATTGAAGATTGCGCCCCAACAGTTTTTGTTAGGCGCTTTAACCTTGTTCTCAGACGCCCACTGGCGAAGGTCATCAGCGGTAATGACGTGACGCCGGCGAAGCATCCCTAGTGCCGCCCGACGCATCTTGGCTATGAAATCTTTGTGTTTGGCTTCTACACGGCAGATGCCGATAGCTCTTTCTTTCATTGCTAAACATTGGCGAGTCATGATGTCTCCTGAGTTAGTTTATTGGCTTGGAGGGCTAGGTTGAGTTGGCTCATATAACGATCAGCTCCACATACTCATTACCGTCCTTTTCCTTGACGAACAGCTTCGCGCCGCGATCCTCGTAGATATGAAGCGTCATGAAGAGGTCTAACGCCTTGCGGCATATCTCTGTTTTGTTGGTGGATTTCTTCTTTGCCAGAAATTCCAACATGTCCATTTCTTCGGGCGGCAGGTTTAGCGTCATCGTCGCTTTCTTCCGGCGCTCTTCGAGGCTTTCATCCCAAACCGGACGACCTTTATTAAAAGTGTTAGCCTTCACGCCAACCTCCTTAATCTTCAATCTGGTCAGCAAGTCGCTTCAAATCTTCGATAAGCTCGTACATTTGCGACTTCGTAAGATCAATCATGTAATAGCTGTCACAAGCTTCCGTTAAGCGGACATGCTTCTTGTCTTCGGTGATCTCTGCGTCAAACACATTGGCGCAATTTATACCGGTGCCTAATTTGTCTAGAATCACGCCTCCTCCTTCTCCAACTCCAACAAGAACTCATCAAACAGCTTTAACGCCTTACTCGCTTCCTGACTGATCTGGTTTCCGTTCAACCTATGTGTTCTGCCGGTTTCATCTACGATTTCCATAGTGGCGGCTTGGAATAGGTGTTTTCGGATTTGGTCTGGGTGGGAGGTCATCAACCACCAAATCCTGCTGCTAACGTTGCGCTAGCCGCCAGTGCTTCGGCGTCATGTTTTTTCCGATAATAGGATTGCTCCGTAAATCTTTCGCTTAACCACTTAGACAGCCCTTCGAATGTTTCGAACGAATACGTTTCCTTCCAAACCACAACGTTCGAATTCCCATCCCACTCATGAACTACAAAACCGTTCTTGGTCCGATTAATTACGATTTGTTCGCTCATCTCACACTCCTATAAAAATACGTATCCGCCTGAACATTCATTTGCGTTTCCTCGTGTAGTGCTTTTCAACTAACGCCACTCGCGAGGTTCCTGGCTTATCGAAGCAATATCCTTCCTTCACGATTTTTTCCTCTAACTTTCCCTGCGACACGCCGCGTCTATACGCAAAGTAATCCTGATAAAGCACTTCTTCGTAACCTTCGGCGCGTAACTGATTCTCCAGCTCGATTCGTGAATGACTCTGCCGGAAGGTTTGGCAGGTCAATTTCTCTGGCATGGTTTCGATGTGAATTTCTTGAATAGGGGCTTCGGCTGATCTGAAACCTAGAGCGAACAAGGCGATGCCTGAGAGGATTAGGCTGATAAAAGCCCATCCCCAGATTCCTTGGTTGGCGCGTTTGGTTTCTTCGTCCATTACGGAAGTCTCTCCAATATGTGCAGTCCGCTTTTCGTCATTCCGCATCTCTTCCATCCGGCTTTGATGAAACAAAATCCAGGGTTCTTTGACCTAATTGCTTCCGCACGGACGTAGGTGTAATGCCTGCTATGAGGCCAGAGGCAGTCAGCAATTGCGTCCGCTTGGCGTATAAGTTCCGAGCTCGTATGTGTTCCTTCATTTCGGAAGACGGCACAATTGATTCCTGTTTGTCTCTCACCGTTTGTTTGGTTGATACAGTCGTCAATAAACTTTCGCCAGACGAACATTGCGTCTCCTGCTTCGGTTCTAAGCACAACCTTTTCTCCTGGCCCGACAAACTGTGTTCGCTTTCTTCCATCGGCGTAGTGGTAGCAACTGTAGTGACGCTCGTAGAGCGCGAGACAGTCACGGTCTCCGTCCTTCGTTAGCCACCACACCGGTTTCATTCATTTCCACTCCAATCTCGTTATCCTTCCCCCACCGAACCTCTGTTTGATTTCCATGAGGAAGTCATGAAGTTCTGGGGATTTGGATTTGATGTCTTCAAGCTGCTTCTTCCTTTTTTCCTTCGATTCCTGTTCCAACTGCGCCAATTTGTTTAATGCTTGAGTCATGTTTGATTGCCTTCGGATCGGCGCCCATCTCAAGCACGGCCATTGCTTTCTTGATGTCACCGATTAGTCTTGGTTTCTCTAACTTGAAACCTTGAACTTGGTTTTCAGCGTCAGAGCGTCCGAGTAACACATTGGGGTAGTTATCAACCCGTCCACGTTCGGAGTAGTCTTTGTAGCGACGCTCGAAGTCACGTTGGATAAACGGGTGATTGCTGTTGTGCGCTTTCGGGTCTTGGAGAACGTCACAGAGCTGCGTCCAGCCACCCATGTCCGCTATGACTGCTTGAATCGCAGGTTCATCGAACACAACCGATTTCCAGCCGCCAATCTCACGGATCGCTTTA